CAGAACATCGGTTCTGGTGGACCGGCCACGTCCATCACGACGCGACGCAAGAGTTCCCCGGAGTAAAGTGCGAGAGCTTCCGCGTGCTGGCTGCAAAGGATGCGTGGCACTCTGAGAAGGGCTACCGCTCTAAGCGTGACATGAAAGCTATTGTGCTGCACAGGGAGCACGGGGAAGTTGCGCGGCACACGTTCAACCCGGATATGCTTAGCGTGTAAAAAAGAACCCGCCAACAGGCGGGTTAGTTCAGGGAGAAACGAGTAGGTATCTTAACGCACAAGCCGCTGCTCGATCAATAGCCGCCCTTTAGGGACATGGGTAGCGTCCTCAAACCGACGGCCCGCCAGCTTTTCTACCCACACATCGTCAACAGTTTTGCGCGGCTGGGGGATGATCCTTGCCTTGCGTTTTGCCTCCTCCTCTTTAAGCCGCAGCTTCGCCTCAAAGCGCGTCCAATACTGATCGTACTCTGCCCGATCAAGCAGCTTCCTCTCTCGCTCACGGTCCTTCTCGCGCTGCAACTCATACAGCTCGTTGAAGCACTCCGGGTGGAACGCATTACCCACCGCAATCAACTTCGGCGTTGTCGTCAACGGCTTCTTGCAATGCTTGCACATGAAAGTTTTAGCCATCATTTTTTCTCCAGAAATTTAGAACCGGACATAAAACAACTCCCCGCCCTGCTCTTGTTGGCGCAGGTTGTCGACCTGCTGTTGTAGGCTATCTGCCCGGTGAATATCGCCAGCCCAAGCTGCATCGTCCGCCTCCTTCTGGAAGCGGACGATGGCGCTGGTCAGTGGCTCAATTAAACCCGAGTGATACATTCGGGACCGAAACCACTGTCGATGCTCTCCGGGCGGGTCAGGGCGCGGCCGCACCGACCGCACTTGCCCTCATGCCGGATCTCCAGAGTGTCGGGGATCTGGTTGTTGAAGAGCTGCTTCATGGTCCAGTCCAGTGCGCGGAACGACGGCGCATCCGGGTGACCCTTCTTACCGCCGGCAAGCTCGAAGCCGTTGTCGCGGCGCATGAAGCCAAGGAACAGCCAGTCTCCGTCCCAACTATTGTCGGGGCCGCTCAAAACCTTAACGAACAGGATGCTGCGGTCGGTCTCGCCGGTCGCCCGGTCCTTTGGCGCGTCAACCTTGAAGGTGAACGAGTTGCCGCTGACCTTGCTGGTCAGGGTGAACCGGGACTTACCGGCGATGATGAAGTCGAGGGCGGTGTTTGCGTCAGTGAACATCGGTTGGTCTCCTGTGTTGATGCTCACAATATAGGGGGGCTGTCAGTGCATGACAACCCCCGCTTAAAATTATTTTTCCAGCTTCTTGGCGTAGGCCCGTAACTGCTCGATTTTCTCCTCGCGCACCCACATGCAGATGCGGCGGTAGCCGTCCGCTACCTTCTTAACCTCGTAAGTCTTCTGCCTCTCGGCTGCTGTCGCGGCCATCGCTGGCTCTCCTCTCTGCTTCATCTAACGCCATCACGGCGGTGCGGGCGTATCCCGCAATATCAACCCAGCTATCCAGATGACCCGGCGTTGCTACCAACCGCGCCATCTTCAAGCCAATCATCGTAAGCGCGACCCTGCACGCTTCGTCAGGGCAATGCTTTACCACCTCGGTTATGGCCTGACAACGCAGGAAATTATCAAGGGGGTGCCCGTAGGCACCCTCCCTGATCTGCGTCACATACGCTGCCTGCTCATCAAACTGCTCAGTCCGTGTCTTCATCGGGGGAACATCTCCAACTGCTCGGGGTTTTCCTGAAGCCACTGCTCCCGGCTAATGATACCACCGGAGCCGGGGTTGGAAGCTCGAAGCGCGTATCCGATCCTGCTCTCTGCGCTGTCGCGGGGCCATGTACCGCGCATGATCTCATGCAGGGTGCGGCCGATAGCTTCTGCGCTGGCATCTACATCGATGCGATTGTCCACGCCATAAATGAGCTGGCGGACACTGTGCGGCCTCACCTTGGTGCGCCGCTTGTATCTCACCGGCAAACTCTTAGGCTCTTCCGGCTTACGCGCAGCCATAGCCTTCACCAATCGGTGAACCTGCCGCTCCAGCGCGGCGACCCGCTCTTCGAGATCCTCGATATCTTTCTTACGTTTGAACATTGTTATCTCCTCTAACCTAAGTTACCCCAGCTTGAACCTATGCCGCCCTCAACCAATCGCTCCGTCGGGGCACCGGGGAACACGTCGAGATATCCTTGCGTCATATCGTTTTCCATCACCCGCAGACACTCATCGGCATCAGCCTTAGCAGCCTCGTCGATCAGAGCATCGTGGATGGTGGACAGGATCTTGGTGTGCCGGTGTTGACCGGCGGCGCGCAGCTCATCGAGGGACCGCTTGTGACGGGCGATGGCCTTAGCCATAACCGACAGGGCAGCCCGCTGCACGGGGTAGTTTGCACATTTCGGCAGGTCCGGCCGGCGGCCCATGTATAGGGTGCCGCCGTCAACGCAGCGAATGTAACGAGTGTTGCTGGCCTCATCCATCATTTGGTGCCGATACCGGAAGGCGTTGCTGTAGCGGTCGGACCAGAAGTCGATGTACTTCTGCGCCTTGTTGGATGAGGTCCGCATGTTGACTGCCAGCCCGGTCGCCGCCGAGCCGTAGATGATGCCAAAGCTCACGCCCTTGGCCGCCGTGCGGGCAGCCTTGCCCTCCGGCGTGGACTTGTCGATGGTCTTGCCGGCGATAACTGAGGCCACCTCGCTGTGCACGTCGCCGTACACCACGTCTTCGAGTAGCTGGTCGTCCTCGGACAGCAGGGCCAGCACGCGCAGCTCGATGCCGCTGTAGTCCAAGCTGACGAGCTGCCGACCCATAGGCGCTACGAACGAGGAGCGCACGCTGGTGTCCTCACCGATCAGCGTGAGGTCACGCGGGATCTGCTGCAGGTTAGGACCGGACGACGAGAACCGGCAGGTCTTGGCCGCACCGATGTTGAACCGGCACCGCACGCGGCTGTCTGCGTGCTTCTGTGCGCTGGCAATCAGCGGGTGCCCGAAGCTGGTCAGGTACTTAGTGAGGCGTTTGTAGTCGCGCAGTGTGTCGAGCAGTTGGGTGATCGGGTTCTCGCCCAGCGCCGTGAAGAACTGCGAGCCCAGACTGTTGAGCACCTCGCTCTTGATCGACAGGGTGCCGGTCTTCTCAGTGCGCGGCCACTTGCCGAGGATGTGGTCGGGCATGTGTCGGGCAAAGTAGTCTGACCATTGAGTGTCACTATTGATGTTAGCTACCTCATCCTCAGACACCGCCTCCCTGATCGTCGCGATCTGGTGCGCCTGTAGGTCAGCCCAGTGGTCGGCCAGCTTCTTGTGCCGGTGCGTGTCCACCAGCATCCCGGTGTCTTCCATCTCGATGACAGCGGGGACCATACCGTCCAGCATGTCCCACGCCTGCAGGTGCAGCTCGTCGGCGCGGTCGTACCAATGCTGGAACAAATCCCAAGTATCGACCGCGTCCTTATAGGCGTAGTCGAGCTGTGACTGGGTCAGCGCGATGGCGGCCCAGTTGCTGACCTGCTCGGTCTTATCCATCTGCCGGTCGAGATCCCACTCGACAACCTGCTTGAGGCTATACCGCCCGCCGCCGAGTATGGCGCGGCGCAGGAAGCCAACGTCTTTACAGCAAGTGTCCGGCGCACCCGCAGCAATGAACCAGCGCAGCTCGAAGCCGCTGTTGAATACAATCCACCGGCCCCGGTCGAACATGCTGGCGCAGGCAGCAAAGCCTCCGGGGATTTGATAGAAGTCTACGACAGCGCCAGCCGTGCCGTCGTGCAGACTGACCAACCGGACATTACCGTCCTCCGGCCGCAGCGCCGTTGTCTCGAAGTCGAGCGCGCAATAATTATCGCCAACCCTATCTAGGTAGGCGGCTAAGTCTTCGATGTGTGTGATGAGTTTATACATGGCAAAGCGGGGGCGGTGGTAGGAGACCAATCCGCACCGCCCCCTGTCTCCCTACTTCTTCGCGAGTTTTTTAGGCTCGACGCCGTTCAGGAGATCCTCCAACGGCATGTTGCCGTCGAAGTATGCGGTCGCCGCTTCGCGGGTAACCCAAGCCTCGATCACGAACTTAGGCTTCCAGTTCTTCTGACCCTGCGCCTCGAACTCCTCTTTCTCGAAGCGAATGACCGGAAGGCTCGGCTGCGCCTTGCTGGCATTACCAGCAATGCTGTTCATCACGTCCTCGACAGCGTTCTTTGCCGAGACCGTGTTGGTGGAGAACTTGTACTGTTCGCCACTGCCGTCCATTGCGATGACGCCAAAGCCACGGGACTGGAACCAACCCTCACCTCGGGCCTCGGTGTAAGGACCGTGGTCATCCAGATCGTCGCGGCTCACTTCCCGATCCTTGAGAAGGTACGGCCACTCGACACGGCCAACGGGTCGGCCGTCTTTCCAGCAGATCCAACCCTTGAGGGCAGTCATCGGCTCGAAGAAAAACAGACGCGCAGGGTCCATATCTTCCTTCTCACGGCCAGCCCGGTAGCGCCCGAGCTTACCTGAGAAGTCGATGTAGGTCAGGTTGTCCCGACCCGTGTAGCCGTCCTCCTGCTGGGCGTCGCGGATAGCCTCCGCCAGCGCCTCGTCAGAGAGAACAGGAAGCTCGACCTTGTCGAGGAACGTCGTCAATGCATTACTCATTGTGTCACCTTTCACGTTACACGTTTCACAGTAAGGCGCTCGACAGGAGCGCCCGTCTTCTCGAACGGGGATAGGTTTATCCCCGCCGCCGCAACAGCCTTTCTATCTAGGCTGGTACGTCCCTTGGCCGTGGACAGAGATACCTCGATGTCCCCGACAATTAGCTTGCCTGCACCGCGCAGGCCGGAGCGAAGATCCTCCTTGAGGCTGTCCTTCTCCGCCTTGATCTGCTCTTCCATACCGCTCAGCTCGACGTAACGAGTAGCCGCCTTATCGAACCCTGCAGGGCGGCGAGCGGGCAGCGGGTTACGCGCCTCGGTCACGCCGCACACCTCAGTGAACGGGCAGTACTTACACTCGCCGGTGCGCTTGCCCTCCCGGTCGATGGTCTCGGCCTTGGTCAGGCCAAACAGTTTCTTGGCGCGCTTGGCATAGATGTCGAGGATGCGGTCGTCGGCATCGATCTGGAACTCAAACATGCGATTGTGGTTCGAGGCGTCCACATAGAGCAACCAGCCGCTGCGCAGGTTGTAGCCGGCCTCTTGGTTCAGCAGCGCCATAGCGATGCGGAGCTGCGTGATGTGGGCGGGCTTGGGTAGGCGGCCGGTGTTTGTGCGGGGGTCGATCGACTTAACCTCCAGCCCCTCCCACGGGCCGCCGTCGAACGAGATGACACCGTCCGGCGTGGCTGACAGGCGGCGCTTGTCGTCCTGCAAGCTAACCTGCAGGTCGCCTACGCGCTCGACCGCCACGTCGTTCATCTTCTCGAAGCTCTCCACAACGTAGCGTTCCACGTTGTTGCCACGGCGTGCAAAGCCCCAGTCCTGCGAGGCGGCCAGCTTGGGCTGGTTCTTGCTGTACCACAGCATCCTCATGCAGGCGTCAGCCTCCGAGCTGTTGAGGTACTGGGAGCGATCAAACCCCCAGTCCCTGTTCTCCTCCAGCAGATCCCGGCCACGCAGGATGGCGTCACGAACGCTGTGCATTATGCAGTCTCCATGAGTTTGCGGTGCTCGGCCCGCTTGTTGCCGGCGATTCGACCGACCGCCTGAGACAGCGGATCGTCGCTGGTCAGGATGTCAACGTGCACATGCTCGGTCTGGCCCATGCGGTGCAGCCGAGCGTAGAACTGATCCATGACAGACGGGGACCAGTCTTCCTCGACCACCACGATGCGGTTGCCGCCGTGCTGCAGGTTCAGGCTCACGCCCATCGCAGCGATCTGGCCGACCAGCACGTCGAGGTCGCCGTTGTTAAATGCATCCTGCAGCTCCGACTTGCGGCTGCTGCTGGTGCGGCCGTCGAGGGCATCGACGCGCAGCCCAGAGGTGCGCAGCTCTTCGACAAGGCCGTCAATGACACTCGTGTGCCACGCACCTACCAGCAGGGCACCAGCGCCGCTCTCTGCTCGATCTAGGATAGCCGCAGCAGCCGAGCTGACCTTGGCCTCACCGACTTTGCGGCGGGCAGTGGC